GTATGTTTGCTACCCATGCCCATTGTCTGACCGGGGGGATGGGTACCCGTCCTCGTCGAAACATACCCTCAGCCCCTTTGTATGACGACTGTTAGATCTCATATCTGCGAAATGTCCGTCAAATTTATCGTGACAATCTTTGCATACATACATCAAGTTTTTATTATTCAATGCAATTTCGGGATTATTAATATTACTGCTGTCAAGACTTATCTTATGATGCACAATATATCCTGTACTCTCTCCGCATACTTCGCACAATCCACCGTCAATAAGTATTCGTTCGGAAATATAAGCATTCCGGCAGCATTTCCATTTTTTTGAATTATAAAATTTTTCAGCCCACTTTTTCATAATACCACCAAACACAAAAGCCGCCCGGACAGGACGGCTCTCATGCAAAATTTTAAGGAGATTGATGAAAGAATAAGAAAATAGCAAGAGATGATTTTATCTTTTAAGCAACTTTCTACAATACCATTATAGCACGATGTAATATGACATACTATGACATTGACTGTCAAAAATCAAAGCATTGTTTTGTGCATTATGTCATGCCGTTTTCTTTCCTGAATACTTGAAGCGCCTGACCATGCCAGCGGCAGACTGTACGGTAATTCACTTCAAGCTTCTCCGCTTCCTGTTCAAGCGTAATACTGTTTATGTAAAGGTCTGTCAGCAGGGAGATAAAATTATCGCTGTACACACGGCTTATCCGCTCACGCGCCTCTGCTTTCAGAGCAACGAGCTTGTCTATCTCCGAGTTTATTTCATTTGACAGATCTATTATCCTGTCAATTATTTTTGTGCAGTCGGAAGGAGCTGAGGACTGTACCTTGTCTTTATCATAACTTATCGCCTTAATGTTTTCCGCATCATGTCTTAACCTGTCAAGCTCTCTCTGCTTGGCGTTTATCGCCGCATCAAGATATTTTATGTTCCTGAGATATGCTTTTGCTGTCATTATCAACCCTCTCTTCTACAGTCTATAGTAATTACCGACTTTGTATTCTTGATAGTCTTCTTTGCTTACTTTCATTAATCATTATCCTTTCATATTACACTTTGCTTAGTTTGTTATTCCACTCAAAGCCGAAGTCTGTCCGCTTTATCTTACATTGCGGGACACCGTCTTTCCAAAACACAAGACCTTCATCTCCATTCATAAGCAGCCACTCACGAATTCCATCAAAAGAACGTTCAGGATAAACTATATTCTCACCATGTCTTATAAGGATATCATAATCCAGGTTGTAAGGATTGCCTTGAAAATGCAAACCTATTGCTTCGTAAGTTGCATCTTTCAATGGTTCACCCATATCATTACAGTAATGTTCTTTACTGAAATCATAAGCGGCCCAGAACCATTTGTCAGCAGGATTATTTCTGTCGCACTTAATCCAACATGGCAAGTGTCCAGTCACCGGATCCGCTTTCTTTTGGCACTTGATAGCACCTTTAGGTACAGACTTACCGTGTTTTGCACTGTACCTCTTATAAAATTTTCCGTTTATGATAGCACAACAAGAACCATCATATTTTACTGTGGCTATGCCTTCACCGTTCATTACCCATTCCATGCCTTTAGTTATTATTGGCTTAATTTTCACAATGTGGTCATCTGAAAATTCTCGTTCAAATAAAGTAGGTATCTTTTTCATTATTATTTTTCCCTTCCGTCAAATATCCTTACAAGCCTTTTGCATATCGGGCAGCCGTTCTTTTCGGCTTCCGTCATAACATAGCTGTAACGGTTGCGTATATCTGCATGATGTTTTATCAGATTTTCGTCAAAAGCGTTTTTGCGGTAAGCTGATATTATGTCCTGCTTTATGCTTTTTGCCTGCGTCCTGTCATATACATGGCCGGTAAAGAGCCTGTAAAGCTGTACCATAGACAGATAAAAAAGCTGTTCCGACTGCGTTAATCCTGTAGGCATATCCTCATTGTGTTTGGCTTTTATTTCTAACTCAGATAATCTGTCAGACATTTCTTTGCTTCCTCCCATCCGTGACATATCACAGCCTTATATTTCTGGTCGTTAAGTTCCTTTATCCACCATTTCTGATCGTCTGACGGTCTGCCCGTTTCGGTTTTCATTTCGATATAAAGTCCGTGAAAATTTCCTCTTGCAACAGGTAAGCACAAATCGGGAACTCCCGGCTTAACTCCCTGTGCTTTAAGGTGCTTTGCTTCTATCGGGTCACGCCTGCCGCCGTTCGGGATATGGTGCAATAGTTTGAGTTCGGGATATCTTGCCCTGATCTGCGGCAGCTGTGACCATTTTATTAATGCTGACTGATGCTGTGCTTCCGTCATTCTCATGCTCCTTTCTGTGAAAACAGTCTTTGAAGTATGCGGCTTGCCTGCATTTTTGTAAGGTCGGCGCAGTCAAAGTCCGAAAAGTGCTTTGATATGATGTTCTTCTGCTTGTCCGTTGCAGGCTGTGACCCCCATCTTTCCGCCGATGTCCTGTCCCAGAGCATACGGCTTTCGGAATGGTTTTTCAGCAGGTGATAATAAAATCTGTCAAGCGTGGTCTGCATCGGCTCTCCGTTAACATTTCCCAAAGGGTCGGGACACGGTATTCTGAATTTCCTTTCGGGAAGTGAAAGAGTAAGCGAACCGTCAGGCATCTTGAAAAAGTTTATATCATGCAGGTTGTATTCCTGTTCCTGCGCCCATAGGTCAACGATCTCTGTGTTCCTTATCCAGCTTTCGGGAGTGTCCATAGCAAGCTGTACTTTGTCGGGTATATCAAATAAGTCGCCCTGTACCTTGTCACGCTGATTTTTCGGCACTTCCGACATGTCTATACCAAGCAGTGACGGCGCTGTGCAAAGGCTTGCTTTGTTCGTGATACCCACGCAGTCTATCAGGTTGAGCTTGTCCTTGTCGGGATGAAGCCTTAACCCGCGTCCGACCATCTGTGCATAAAGGCTGTCGGACTGCGTAGGACGGGCAATTATGACTGTTTCGACAAGCGGTATGTCCGTACCTTCGGTGAATACCATGCAGTTTACGATACATGGTATCTTTCTTTCGGAAAAGGCTTTTATTATCTCCGCACGTTCCTTTGTTTCGCCTGTGACAACGACTGCACCGTCTATCTTACTTGCAATATCATGTGCATGTTTAACGGACGCTGCAAAGATAAGCGTTGCACCCTTTGCGTATTTTCTGTAGGCTTCGGCTATTGCATCGGATGTGTCTTTCATAGCTTCTTCAAGCTCCGACGGCGCATAATCTCCCATTCGTGTATGTACTTCAGAAAGGTCATAGCCTATATCAACTCTGCGGCAGAATATATCCGACAGATAGCCGTTTTTAATGCCCCATTTCAAGTCACGGCTGAATATTATCCTTGAAAACACGTTATTAAGTCTTACACCGTCCGACCTGTTCGGTGTTGCCGTAAAGCCTAATAAAAGTCTTGGCTTGAAGTAGGAAAAAATCTTCTTGTAGGTCTTTGCGGCGGCATGGTGTGCTTCATCACAGATAATAATGTCGAAATCATCGGGCTTGAAGTTTCTGAGCCGTCTTACAATAGTCTGAACGGATGCACTCACGACCTCTTCATTATTGCTGTGGTGCTTGCCCTGTTCAATGCCGAATGTGCAGTCATAGTATTTTCTTGGCTGAGAAACAAGCTCCTCACGGTGAGAGAGTATAAGCACTCTCCCATGACGTTCAATATTTGCAAAGGTCACAGTCTTTCCCAGACCTGTAGCCATCTGTACAAGATAGTTGCCTGTATCAAGCATGTTTATCTTATCAATACATTCTTTCTGATAGTTTCTTAATTCCATTTCATTCTCCTTTCGTGCGGAACCTGCGGAACTGTGCGGAACTTAAAGTTCCGACAAAAAAATCCTGTATTTATCAGTGTTTCAGGACTGTGCGGAACTGCGGAACTGTTTTTTAATACTCTATATAGAGAGTGAGTATATATAAATTTATATATATCAGGTTATAATATAAATGGTATATATTTCGTTCCGCAGGTTCCGCAGTTCCGCACCCCTTTATTTATGCGGCTTTCGGGACTTTTCAAAGTTCCGCAGAGTTCCGCATTATATGAAATCATCATCGGGAAGCTCGTCATCTTCGCAATCATCATGCGGCAGTTCAAGAGCAACACATTCTACCTGACGACCGTTTATTCTTTTGCACTTTGTCAGTGCCTTTCCTCTTGTAGCAATAAGATGATTTTCTTTCAGATAACTTAGCAATGCTTTCGGGTTATAGCCTTCCTGTTCGGCTGTACGGAAAAACACACTTCTTATGATATATACATATCCGTCATCACCGAATATGCCGTATATTTCGCCGTTTTCGGGAGCAGACTGCGAAGTTGCAAAACGTTTTTGATTTGCTCCCACCCAGTCACAGAAGAAATCGTATCCTCTCCTGCCTACAGATACTTCCTGCTGTGTTGCAAGGTGCTTTGAAATATCTTCTGTACTCAGATTGTCGCTCGTTTTTAGAATTATCTTACAGAAAAACTCATCCGCTGTCAGAACGAGTGCCGCTGCCATAGCCTGCTTTTCTGTAGTGTCGCTCCGGCATAATTCCCTGTAGTATTCTGCAAACCGTTCTCTTATCCATACCGTTATGCCTTCTGTATTGTAAAGGTACTGAACAAACTCACGCCCTGCAAAACCGTAATTATTCTTTATGATATTGGCTGTTGTCTGTCCGTCCTCAATGACCTTTTCGGAGCTTTTACACTCAATATCAAGCGTTCTGTTATACGCTCCCGCACCGTCCGATTGTCTTATCAGCGGAGTTTCACCCGTTGTAATAACACAGTTCGCCCATGTGGGAGTACGGTCAACACCGCCCGTTTTATTTCCTCTGGTACGTCCGACACCCTCAGAGAGCTGATAAACGGAGAATTTACCGTTATCAAGCTGTCCTTCGTCTATCATCAGCGGCAGATGATTCAGAAAAGCCGCATAACGTTCAAGACCTACCTGTGTGGAATTGAAAGTCTGTATGTACTTTCCGAGTTCGGGATCTCCCCAGATACTTGCCGCACACATCAGAGCAACTGTTTTTCCCGTTCCCGAAGTACTTGACCATAAGTGTGTAAAAAATACCTGTGCATTGCATATCGGCACCAATACACTTGCAAGACTTGCCGCTATTGCTATCTTTGCAACAGTACTGTACTGTCTTACTTTGATAATTTCATTTCTCCATAAAGAACACTTTCCGTGTGACTTTATGGAATTATATATGGTCCTGAAATTCAGATCACCGTCAAAAATAAGTCCGTCAACGAAAGGGACAAAGCCCTCATCTTCAAAATATCCCAGACGTGAAAAACTGTTTGCTTCGGGTATAATGTCATAATTTGAGCTTTCGACTTCGGATAAAAAACGTACAAGAGCTTTTGAATTTTCGGAAGTAACGCTTACACCGTTATCCGAAAGGCTTACGATTTTTGTTGCAGAGGAAACAATGCTTTTGTCAACGATAAGATCTCTCCAGCGGTTTCCTTTCCTGAATGATATTTTCATTTTTTCTATACCTGTATCAATGTTTATAAGACGCTGTACAGGCATTATCGGATGAGGACAGGCTGTTTCCGTCCCCTGCATAAAGCCTTCACGATATACGCCCATATCATTTGCGGTCCATTCACCGCATTGTAATTCAAGCGGCTGATTTTCAAACTGTGTATAATTAACAGTCGGTTCATGCAGCTGTTTAAGCTCTTTAAGATAGTCGGTGTACATAGCCTTGAACCCACGCAGACCGACTTTAAGTGCTATTGCCGCCATTTTTTCAATAGCCTGTCTTTCAGTGAATTTGTTCCCATGAAACTGATAGACATATTCAAACGGAGCTGTACCGTCCGTAAAGTCCTCTTTTGTATATTCAATTATTTCATTTTCCAGAGTATTCACCTCCACTCATTTTCGCTGAACCAGTATTCAAGATAATCAAGTCTTGACTGCATTTCAGCTTTTTTCCATACATCTTTTTCTTTGTTCATGCCGTAAAAAAGTCTGCGGAACTCCTCCGCCTTTTCGTTGTGTTCTTTCCTGTAGGCTTCAAGCCTGCGTTTTTCCTCAGCCTGTTTTCTGAGATATGAATTATCTGAATGAATTTTCGGTTTTGAGCCGCCGAGTCCCAGACGAAAATCATTGTTTATTTTAAGTGCCGCCTGAGAGTTTTTCAGATGAAACAGACGGGCGGTAAAGCTGACCGCATCGCCGCCCGTATTGCACCCGAAGCACCAGCATGAATCGGTATATACCTTCATACTTGCCGTATTTTCATCATGAAATGGGCATTTTATAAATCCCGATCTGTTTATCTCAAATCCGTAATGTTCCAGCAATTCACGCATAGGAACAAGCCGTTTGATATCATCGTAGATACTCATATTCAGAACGGCAGATCTTCATCGGCAGGAATAGCCGCAAAATCATCGGCAGGACTTATATTTATATTACTGCCGATGTTGTTCTGCTGTTTTTTCTCCGTGAATTCAACACCGTCTGCGACTACATCAAAGGTATATCGTTTTGAGCCGTCATTTGCTGTATATGAGCCTGTCTGAATACTGCCCGTAAGTGCAATACGCTGACCTTTTGTAAAATACTTGCAGATAAACTCTGCTGTCTGCCTCCATGCAACGATATTTATAAAGTCAGTCTGCTTTTCCTCGCCCTGCTTTGCAAATCTGCGGTCAACCGCAACAGTAAATCTTGTTGTTGCAAGTCCCGACTGTGTGCGTCTGAGTTCGGGATCTGCTGTAAGTCTGCCTATGAGTGATACATTATTCATATCAAGTCCTCCTGTTCCTTTGTTCCTTTCCTTTGTTCCTTTTGCACTGCTTTATCTCTGCAAGCTTTGCATATTGCCTTGCCGTACCTTTTTTCGCATATATGATAAGCCTGCCCTGCACTGTAATTTACGCCTTTTGAAGTAAACGGTTTAAACGGTGTGCCGCATTCCACACAACAATACTGCTTTGATTCTGATGATGTATTTGCCGCATCAGACTGAGGAGAATACTTTGTTTTGTCGTTGTCCCAGTAAACATTTGCCGCAAATCCGAGTGCTTTACATGCAACACTTATTGCATCGGTGAGTGCCATCTTAAAGCACTCGTCCGATACATACAGACCGCTGTTCTGCTTGGCAACAAATGAGCTTCCGCCTGTGCCCTGTATAGGCTTGCTCCATTCTCCGTTGACTTTGATGTAAAGATTTATATTGCAAAAGGCTGATATTTCGTTGTTTGCACCTGTTTCAAGCCACTGTTTAACTATTTCGTAATACCATCCGATACCGGCAGGACCGTACAGCTCGGTAAGCTTTTTTATTCTCCACATCGGATTGATGTCCGACTTACCTTTAAGTCTGCCTGCTGATATAGGTTTCAAAGCCTCTTTCGGACATTCTCTCACGGCATTATAAATTTTCAGATTTTCATTTTCCATTGTTGATACCTCACTTTATGATTATGGATGTTTTTCTGTCGATCACGGCACCGGGAATATTGTCACCTTTTTTCAATGCCTCTTTTACTGCTGTCTTGCTGATATTTGGTTTGTAACTCAGCAGTCCGGGGCTGTTACTTTCAGCCCATTTGATAAACTCTTTTTCATTTGCGATCTCTACCGATTCAGGATTGCTTTTAAGTGATATCCTCGCTTTTGGCTTATCTATAAGCTTTCTGCCGATAGCTGTCATATTATCAATAAGATATGTTTCAAGGTATTTCTTTTGATTTTCCTTGACCTTTCTGCGTTTGCTGAGAGCCGCTTCTTCTGCTTTCAGGCTCTCAGTTTCTGCTTTCAGGCTTTTTATAAGAGCCGCAATATTCTCTGCCTTTTCTTCAAAATCCTCCTCGATACCGTCAAGTGTATCAAACCATGCCTGCTGAATTTCCTGACGGTATGCGTTGATATCGGGAATAACGTTTCCGGCAGCGTCTATATACTCGCCGAGTTCATTTGTTTCAGGCTCAAAATTACAGATGTTGTCAAACTTTTCAAACAGTTCTGCAAACATACTTGCTGATTCATATAGTTTCATTTCGTATTCCCTCCGTCATAGATTTACATTTGTAAAGAAGTTTGCTGATTTTCTCGATACAAAAATCCTTTTCCTTACAGCCGGAAACGAATTTCAGCATATTTTCAAACGCATTGACAGCGGAAAGATAATAAGCTTTGAAACTCTCTTTATCATTGCTTATGTTCACGATCTCAGCAGGCTTACTGTTTGCTTTGTCAAGCTGTTCTTCAAGCTCCGTGATCTGATTTTCAAGCTTTTGTATTGTTTTTTCGGCTTCAGGATTTTCCTGAACAGCCACCTCAACAGGACGGCTTTCAAGCTCCTCAATACGTTCTTTTGCATTATCAAGCTGATCCTCAAGCTGTCTTATAGTTTCTTTTGAATGAGCATCTTCAAGAAATTTGATTTCAGCCGGACGGCTTTCAAGTTCTGTTATTTTTTCGTTGGCTTCGGCAAGCTCGGCTCTGACTGTATCGGCATCGGATACAAGCTCTTTCATTTTGCCTTGCAGTTCGGTGTTTTCGTCCGAAAGCTCTTTAATTTCCTGCTTGTGATCCGCTTTAAGCCTTGCGATTTCGGCTTTCAGCTCTCGCACAGATGTATCTTCAAGGTTTACTGTCTGCTGTATCTGCTCCCGTTCCGGCTCGTCAAGCCGTGCCAATAGGTACAGCTTTTCCGTGCCGATGGCTTCAAAATGCAGAGTCGACTCTGCATTTTTATTGAGAAATTCTTCCCCGATTTTTGCATACTTCCTTCCTTGGTCTCTGTGTATTCCTACTTCGTTTTCGCAGTAGTCAGCAAAGTTCTGATAGCCCAGTTCCTTGTACAGCTTTTCACTGCTCATTCTGTAGAACAAGCCGCACAGGTCAAAAAGGTTTTCGGCCAATGCTTTGGCCGTTGTTTTGATGCGCTGGTCAATCTCAACAGCTGACTGATACTGCCTGTTTTTGATGATTTCGTCCATTCCTTAATCCCTCCAGATATTTTTGATATTGTTTTTCAAACTCTTTGATTTCATCGGGCTTTTCTCTGCGGCTGTCATTCCTGTAACCTCTGCATTGGATAATGCGGTAATCGTTGCTGACCTCAACGGTGTAATAAGGAATATGTGCCGCTGATCTCTGCCGGATAAAGAATATGTTCGTACTGCCCAGTGCGTGACGCTCGGCATATCCGCCCACACAGTGTTCAAGCTGCTGCCCCTCTTTGATGATATCTTCCATACTTGCCGGCTGTATCAGGATAAGATCATTGTATTCAAATTCAAACTTCTGTCTTTCGGCAAGCCTTGATGCAAATTCCTGATTTTTCTTTTTATCCGCCTTATACTTGATGATACTTGTACATCTTGTATGCATATCATAAAAATTATTTGGGAAGCAAACTGCCGTGTCTTTCAGGTTATATTCAAGCTTTTTACACTGTTCAAGATAATCAGTGTAATCTCTCAGCGGAACACCGCTTTCAAAAAGATATCTTGCTGTACGTCTGATACTCATTTCGGAAATGTGCATCAGATGTCCGACTGTACCTATCGAACTTCCGAATACTTTTGACAGCAAAAGAAGATCCTGAGGCTTGTATTTCGGATATTCTTTCCGCCATAGTATAAAATCCTCATAATAACGTTCATTGTCTTTAAGTGTTTTGAACTCCGTCCGGTTAAGTCTGAGCATTTTAAGCAAATTGTTTGATTTCCAGTCAATGTCAGCATGTATTCTTAATGTGGGCGTATAAATACAACTCCAGCCGCCCGAATGTTCTTCTGTTATCAGTCCGCCGTATCCTGCTTTCACGAGGTATTCAAGATTTTTATGCTTTATATAAAGCCTGAGATAAGATATAGGAAGCTCATCCGCTTTACTGAGCTGACTGTATTTCATGTCGCTGTTTTCAACAGCGTTGAAATTAAGAACATTGTAACTATTATCAAACGGATGGTAAGCACAGCTGTAATATGTGGAATGGAACACAGGCTCTCTGAACTCTGTCAGTATCTCCCAGTGCGTTTTGCCGTATGTATCGAATTTCAGTCCGTATCTTACATAGCCGTCCTTTGCAAATACATAACGCTGACGTTCGGTTATTTCTTTGCCTTTTTTGTAACGATGGAAGCACCTTGCAAAGAGTTCTTTTCCGTTTGTAAGGAAAATACAGTAGTTTCTCGGTCCCGGTGTATCCTGCATCAGCTTCATGTATTCATACGGCACAGCCGGAAATAAATACATCAGATCTTCTTTTCTTTGTTTTCTCATGCCGCTGTCACCTACCAATCCAGAAGACCGCCAAGTGACAGATCAATGTCTTTCTTCTGTTCTGGTTCCGGTACAGGCTCGGCAGGAGCTGACGGTTCATTATCATTAAGCTCATATTCGCTCATGTGTATAATCATTTTGAACTCTACCTTTGCACTCGGAAAGAAGAACTCTACAGCCTTTTGATAGACTTCTATATCTGATACAGCTCTTCCAATGTCTTTTGTTATCGTTTCAAGACAGTCCTGAAAGGTTTTGTCTGTTCCAACAACAGCTCTTGCAAACTCTTCGGACTGCCTACAAAAGCCATGCAGAGCCTTTGCGGTAGGCTCTGCGATAACAGCGGCATATTTATTAAGTTTTTTCAATTTAGGGTTGATTTTTTCGACTGCCTGATTTATAATTGCAGTATCGTAGTTTTTATTTTCCGTTTCCGAAACTGTCATTTCGGGAGCGGATTTTTCTTTTATATCGTTCATTCTTCTTCGTCCTCCATGTATTTCTCGACCTGCTTGTCTATCCTGTCTCTCAGCGGCTTACAGTAATCGTAAAGTACCTCTAATGCCGCGTCGCCTATTCCGAGCATGGCACACAGTACACACGCAGGCACCATACACAGCATTAACATCGCTATATCATTCATCGTTTTTGACCTCCTGTTTCATTTCGCTGTTTCGATAAGACCACAGCGTTCAAAAAAGTATTTTGTAGGTACTTTACCCTGTATGGTGATGTATCCTTTTTTTGCCAACTCACCGTTCAGCTTTTGCATGAGCTTATAAGCGGTAGGCTTGGCTACTCCCATTATTTTTACTACGTCTTCTGCGTTCAAAAACAGCTTGTCCGGCATTGTTTTCACCTCGTTTCACTGTTGTACAGCAAGGGCAGATATAGTGCTTATCGCCCCTGACATTCGCTGATACGTTCCATTCTTTACCGCACTTATGACAAATGCGGTATTTTGCATTGATGTTATGTCTCATTGTCTGAGCTTTCCTTGCCTGCTCATCAGCGTCTTTTGATGCCGACATTACACAGCTAAGTGTAAAGCCTATTATAAAGCCTGCAAATGCACAGAGAATAAGCGGTATAATTCCGGTCATTCTTCCTCATCCTCGTCGTCATCCTCGTCGTCTTCCTCGTCGTCTTCCTCGTCGTCTTCCTCTAATCTGGTGATGACGCAATTATTTGTGAGTCCATTAAAAATGTGCTCAATTGTTTCCTCAGCACGCCTTTTCGTTTTATGCACGCTCAGGGGAATGCTTCTTTCCTCTTGATCCGTTGCAATAACTATGAAAAGTCCATCCTTTGTTTTTGCGATATCCAATCCGCTGAAGCAGCTTACATTTACCGCATACGAGTATCTGTATGCGTATGAGCATGGGTGGCTATCACATTTGTCGTTTGCGCATTCGATATCTCTAACATATTTACTTATCACTATAAACATTTATTTGTCCTCCTATTGTCTGTCTTTCTTTTTTTTCGTTATCTTCTCTTCAAGCTTCCTTACCTGCTCATCAGCATCTTTGGCTACTGAGAATATACAATTTATTGCATATCCAAATATAAAGCCAATACAGCCGCTGAGCAGGAATATTATAAGTTCGTCCATGTTATAACCTCGCTTTTATTCCGAAATATTTGTCCAGTTTGGATATTGTTACATCTGTTTCCGCTGAAATATAAGTCAGAGTGCTATAGAATGATGCTCCATATCGCCTTTTCAGGTTTTCAGCTGTTTCATTGCCGCTGTCCAATTCGGAGAGCCTGTCCAAAAGAACATTCATTGCCGCAAGTCTGTCTTTGATATCCTTGATGCTTTCCGTAAGCGGTTTGCTTTTCTGTACCGGTACAAAACATTCAGGCTGTGCAATGTTAAGCTTATAAGCATTGCATATCACCGTAAAGCCGTCTTTCGTGATCAGTGTGATTTTGCTCGTTAATTTGCTGACCTTCGGGTTATCAGACTTGAACTTTTTCAGCTCATCTTTTATCAGTACATGATAATCCCAGGTTATTACACCGTTCTTTTTCAGATAATTATTCAGCAGATAACCGCTTAATCCTGTCAGATGTTCGGCATCCTCAAGCGTCAGTACGGGTTCACCGTTGTAGAGCTTTTTAAAGTATTCATACGGCTTATCGGGTTCGGGCTGTTTTGCCTTGCAGTTAAAGTATGTATTGACAAGCTGTCTCTGCACATCCCACGCCAGATCATCTGTAAAGGATTTTACCAACATCATATAGCCGCTTTCTGTAACAAGTACCAAACCATTTGGAGCTATTACTCCGTACTCTTTTGCGGCTTCGTCCGTTTTTCGGACGAAGTAATCTACACCCTCAATAAAGTGTTGCTTGTTGTTATTGAAACGTTTTCTTGCCGTTCCGTCAGGTCTGCCGTGACAGAGGTCAATCTCTTTGAGAGTTACTACTCTCTTGCCCTGATATTCCTTTACGGTAATATCAGCTTTGTTGATGCTTACGGTTTTCAGTTCATTCATTGTTAATCAGTCCTTTCATTTTGCTTGATACGTATCAGCACTTTTAATTGCCGCTGACAGTTCGCTTTTCGGCTGCGTTCTGCACTCCCTGAAGAAGTGCAAACGCTATATTCAGCAGTGAGTTGATAAGCGTCTTATCACTCTCCGAAAGGCTATTGTAAAGTCTTTCGGCATTGTTTACGCTGGTACTGTTGACCGGCTCTCTGCACATTGCTTTTTCGCTCATGGTGTCACCTCCCGACTTCCTATTGTTATTTTTAAATTCAAAGCTTTCAAAAGCTTGTCTGCATTCTCAAGGCTGATATTATTTTCAGCACTTTCCCAGTACTGAATTGCTCTCGTCGTGAAACCGGATTTCTCGGAAAGTTGTTTTAACGTCAGTCCCTGTTCTTCTCTTGCTTTGCGTATAATTTGTGAAAAACTTTTCTTGTACATTGACTTTCACTCCCTTTTACTGTATACTTTATGTAGTGTACGAAGTACCATTCGTGCAACTACATATTGAAAGTGAGGTGAAATGTTGTGCGTTTGAATTATGATTGTGTTCGTGATGTCCTACTAAAACTTGAAGAACTCTTGACCATTGAATATGATGAAGATTCAGAAAGCTTTGAGCTTCAATTTACCGATATTGAACAACTTTATAACAGCTTATCCGAAGATTACAAAATCGAAGATGTTTTGTATACAGTCAAGAATCTTGATGAAGCAGGCTTTATATCAGCATCATTCAACTATGGTGACGGTTGCATTACGGACTGTATAATATCTGATATAACCTATGAAGGAAATGAATTTATCGACCAGATCCGTCCTAAAGACATTTGGAGTAAAATTAAAAGCGGATTTGTCAAAGTAGGCGCTGTTTCTCTTCCGATCATATCTGATGTAGCAAGTTCGTTAGCATCCTCATTCATATCTGCAAAGCTCGGATTACCTTGATTTAAAAAAATCTTTCACCATCATTTCAACTGCCCATCGCTGATACTTCCTTATAGTTTCAGCGGTGGGTTCTTTCATACCTTGTTCCTCAAAGTATCTCAGATAAGCGGCTAATGCCGACTTATATTTCATATACTTACGCCATAACAAATAGATTATAACGACAAGAACGATAATTATTACCGTCTGCATTTTCTCACCTCCTCGTGTTTCATTGATATTATTGTAACAAGTTTTATGTCACTTGTCAATGTAATACTATCGTTTTTTATGTTAGCTATATGTAAAAATCATGTTATTATTTTTGTGTGTATTGCATAATTTATGTTAGATTGCTATTGATTTGATACATTAATCATTGACGAGTAACATTTTTTATGTTACATTATAATTATTAAACAGGAGGTGTTATACTATGAAAAATAACATTAAAAATGTCAGAGAGCAAAAAAACATGACACAAAAAGAATGTGCAGATGCTTTTGGAGTAACTTTAAGAGCATGGCAAACTTACGAACAAGGTGTTAGTGAACCAAAATATGAAATGCTTTGTAAAATTGCCGACTATTTCTGTGTATCTGTTGACTACCTTTTAAATCGTGAGCCGGAAACAGATCCGCTTAAAATGTTTAACATCAGTGCCCAAGCTGTTGACAGCGACAAGTTTATTGAAGAGTATGAAAAGCTCCCCGAACTTGCCAAGCAGATATTTATTGATACTATGCTCAGGCTCTCTCAGGCGGCTGTTGAACAATCGGAAGATAAAATGAAAGCTGAACTTCACGCAGAGCTTGACCGTCAGTTCCAAACCGAAGGAACAGCAGAGGAAAAATCCGAAGTCTCCTGATCTGGAAGCTTCAACATCATCAAAAAGTATGGAACGGTAAGAAGTTCCCTTAATGAATGGCATAAAAAAAGCCCGACTTTCTGTCGGGTACATTGGTTAAAAGATTGGTTAAGATTGGGGAAAATCTGACAACAAAAAAAGTTCCCCACCGGTACTGGTAATACCGATGGGGAACAAAGAAAAGCTATGAATACATAACCACGTAACAAATTAAGTATATCATAGCTCCGGTGAAATTTCAATAAGGAGATGTGCAGAATGAGCGTTTACAAGGACAAAAACAACGGAACATGGTATGCCGAGTTCCGCTACTACGACTGGAACGGCGAACACAAACGCCACAAGAAAAGAGGCTTTGCAACTCAGCGTGAAGCCAAAGAGTATGAACGGGATTTCCTGAACAAGTCCCACACTGACAAGCACCTGACTTTCAAGAACCTCTCGGAGCTGTATCTTGAGGACTGCAAGGCACGTGTCAAATCAACAACTTACAGCGGCAAAAAAACACTTTTTGACAAGCACCTTGTCCCCTACTTCGGCAAGATGCACATTGAACAGATCAAGCCTCAGACCGTCAGACGATGGCAGACAGAAATGATAAACAAGGACTTCAAGGAAACATATCTTAAAACCCTGCATAATCAGCTTTCGGCTGTTTTCAACTATGCTGTAAAATACTGCGGTCTGCCGTCAAATCCTGCACGTGAATGCGGCGCTATGGGCAGTAAGAACGCCGATACGATGCAGTTCTGGACTGTTGAGGAATTTAACACATTTGATGCCGCTGTTTCCGATAAGCTTCCGTCTCATGTGCTGTTCAATCTTCTTTTCTGGACGGGAATGCGTTCCGGTGAAGCTCTCGCCCTTACACTCAAAGACATAGATCTTGCCAACCGTAAAATACATATTGACAAATCATACACACGGCTTAACAAGCAAGATATCATAACCAAACCCAAAACAAAAAAGAGCATACGCACTATTGAGATACCGCCCTTCCTTGCCGATCTGCTCAGGGGCTATTCATCATCAGTTTACGGTCTGAAAAAATCGGACAGGATGTTTCCTTACACAAAGTATTTTCTTAACCATGAAATGAAACGAGGCTGCAAGCTCTCCGGAGTAAAGAAAATCAGAATACACGATCTCCGGCACAGTCACGCAAGCCTGCTCATACACATGGATGTACCCGTCCTTCTGATCTCCGAACGTCTCGGACATAAGAATATCGAAACAACACTACAGACCTATGCACACCTTTATCCGTCACGTCTGAATGACACTATGCTTGAGCTGCAAAAATTACATGACAACGCAGAAAAACATTCACAAAATATTTTGTGATTATTTTTTAGTCGTCTGTTGTCGCCAATTTGCCGCCAAAACACAAAAATAAACTCCCGAAAGCCGCATAAACAGCGGATTTCGGGAGTTTTTGCCATTATTCCCACTCTGTCAATAATTTTGTATATGTACTATTTATAGTATATATATTATATATAAATCACAATATATAGCATATTTTCATATCAAATATACTGTCTATATCATTTCTTTACACCAATTTGTCACCAGAAATGCTAAAAAACGTGCGTGTAATATATTTACTTTTTGATTATAACCGCTTGTAGCCTATCTATTGACAGTCCCTTTATGCCTGCATAGCCGTCATCGTTAATTACGTTATATCCACGCAAAAACGGCAGATAATCACTGCTTACCGGTGATACACGGTACTCAACAATGTAGCCGTCAAGACCGTAAAAATGCATCTGTACACGCTCTATCGGCTTTCCATAAATACCGGCATAGTCATCAAGATCACGCACCCACGGAAGATAATTTCTGTCTCCTACGCACTTCACACGATAACGGATATGTCCTTTGCTGACGTGCATACTTATTCCGTCTATAGCTTTGCCTTCAAGTCCGGCAAAATCATCAAGGTTGGTGACTTCCGGAAGCCATGAGCCGTCAACTGTATGCACCTGATAAATGATATCAATATCCGAAGCTTTTGAGCCTGTCGATGTACTCTTTGTTTCATCCTGCCAGTAAGGACGGTAAAATGCATATACATCAGGGTTTGAAAGATATCTTGTCTTTCGTTTGAAGCTTGACGTTGCCGCCCATGCATAGCTGTAGCCGTCAACGTTGCCCTCAAGGGTTGTAATAACATTTCCGTCAACACTTTCAACTATGCCTACATGTGACGCTGAATACTTATCAAGCACATTTGTAAAATCAGAATATCTGAACATAATGTAATCGCCCGGCTGAGGTGCTTTTTCGCCTTTTCTGAACCATTCTCCTAGCTTGCCGTTGTCCTCTCTTGCGGCATCGGACGCAAAGCCGTAAATACCGCCTTGATACTTGCCTATAAAACCACAATCGTCCATAATGGCACTTATCGAATATGCACACCAGTCAACGACCATGCCGAGATGAAGCCTTGTATTACAGACGTAATTTCCTGTTACGTATATGTATTGTCTTGCCTGCTGCAAGAATTTTTCTCTGTCAGTCATGTTTTTCACTCTCACTTTCTGTAATATTTTCAGTTGTTACTTTCAGCCGTTTTACTATCTTTATTAAAAACATCGGCAGCGGTACGCCGATTGAACCGAGATTTTCAAGAATGCTTATAAGCTCATTAATGATCAGCCAGATCGTAACCAGCAAACCAAAAAAAATAGTGTAGTTCAGGTCAATTATGCCGACTTGTTTAAGACCGCTGTAAATGAGCCAGTCAACACCCATTCCGACACATACAAGCGCAAGATAGCTTATTTTCTTTATAATGCCGGATAAGCCCTTTTTGCTTGAAAGCTTTTTGTTATGCCATGCGGCCGCCATACCTGTGACATAATCGATTATCATTGCTGCCATAAGAACTGTAACGGGTATCGCAACAACTCCCAGATAAGATATCAGTGCGGCAAGCGCTGCCGAGAATATTACCTGTAATGATCTTTCGTCTGTTTGCAGCATTTTTTTTTTTCACACCTCCATGATTGTATGCGCGTCAAGCGTATAGTACTGCTTTGTGCCTATGTTTATAGCGGCTTCGGCAGGCACGGTCGAAACATCCCATAGTCCTGTTGTCGTGAATGCACGGCTTGCCGAATTTGCCGTAACAAAAACCTTGCTTTTTATTACTTCTACGCTTGTTGCGTCAGATGTGTCATATAAGTAATTGCACCTGTCAATTTTTGTGACGGCATTACCGTTCCTGTCTGTAAATGTGCTTTTTATCGCTCGTATTGTATCGGTATTTGATACAGCACAGGCGCTGTTTGTGTTTGATAGCGATATTCCGATAGCCGAAAACAAAAGAACTGCGCTGTTATGGTGCCCTAATAACAAATATGTAATACTGTTATTTGAAGCGATACATATTTTAAAAGAACGGACGTTTACTGTATTTATGCCGAAAGAACCGGAGCAGAAATTCAAGTAAGCAGAAGCCGATGTAAGGCTTGTGCTTACTGAATACCCGTTCGCACCACTCGTTATAGCAGCGTTGCGCTTAAATTCAAGCTCAAAGCCGCACAATTTAAGAGAAAAAGTCGGATATCCTGACGAAATTTCAAATTGAGCGTCTATATATTCATTAAAATCAGTATATCCAGACGGAACAACAGCAGTTATATTCGGGTATTGTGTCAGTGTAGCAAAAAATGTCTTAATAAATGTTTTTTCGTCCGAATTTGTTGATACAGTTGTACTTATATAGCTCATTTTTTCACTCCTCTATGGTGTATGTTACAACCTCCGGAACTGTTTCAGCTACAGTTCCGACAGGATTTGCAGTCGTTGTGATGTGGTCGCTTGTTTCTACAGTTTCTCTGGATTTGCATGTTCCTGTAATTACTTTTCTTGCAGCCATGTTTCCGGTCATCTTTTTTGAAGGCTGTACAATTCCTGTTAAATTCATTGTGTCACCTTCCTCGTTACAGATCGTTTGACATTAAAAAGTGTCGCTTCGATGATTCTGTAAAAATCTCCATCTATAGTCTGCAACCCCATATCATACCAGTAGCGTTCGCCGACAATCATATTTTGTGTGTCTTCCGGTGTCAGATTAACAACATAGCAGTTGTTTTCGTTGTCATAATCAGCAGTTTTTGATATCAAAAGTTCATCGCTATCGTCAAAGCATACTCCGAAAAACACCATATCATTCTCGTTATACGGATACGGAGTACCATCCTCATAAGTTATTATTACATAAAAAGAATATGTAGTACCTCTTGGAACATCCAACTCATTTTCCATTTATACTCACCGCCTCCTTGCTGTACCGCTGATAAAACTATTAACAACTTTCTGTAATGGCTTCTGTTTTGGTCTGCCGAAAACAACAGATATATTTCTTTTTCCCTGACTATAGTTCTTTGTAACTTCGGTTATTTGCACTCTTGCAAGATTATGTGTATAGTCATCAAGAACTGTAACATAATCACCAATATTATAAATGGCACCATAGCCACTTGCATCAGACGGATCTATATTATAGCTGTGATTTTCGATATTATCTGCAATCTCGTTTAAGACATGACTATCAAAATAGTTCGATGTTGCCGGATCGGTAGATGATATACCTGCGCTAACAGTACATTCACGTCTTAATATGCCTGTTGATTCACTTCCCCTTGCAACAGGTTTAATAATACCGTTGGCATCCTCTGCATAAATCTCATTGTAAAGGTCATCAATACTGTGTTCGAAACTAAAAGCTTTGACATTACCATGTGCTGCCGAAAAAATCACTCTTGGTCTGTCGCTTTGCAGATGGCTTCTGTCTACACCTTTTATCAGGATAAAATCAAACCCGCTTTGTGTAAGTTTGCCTTTGACATCATAACCAATTTCGGCATTTTCGCACATTTTATTTACAATGTCCGAAATAAACTCAAGTCTTGCCATATAGTTATCCGGATAAATACCTATATCACCGCCGCCCCATGTCAAAGGCAAAATTCTTGCGGTGTCATCAGGAGCTATACAGTTATTATCAAGATAATGCTTTATACAGTGTGCTGTGTCACCTGATACAACGTCATATCCTTCTGCCCCAGATATCTGAGTATTACCGAAAAGAGCTATTCTTGTATCAAGAAGTCCTTTAATATCCTTTCCGGAAAGAACTATCTGTTTGCCGTCATATTTCAATGTTTGTATCCATAACCAATCACTGTCAAAAAACACAGTACCGTTTTCTTCGAGTTTACGGAGAAAATCTTCACGGAAAGGCAGAACCATAGTAAAATCGCCTACTTTGGTAAAGTGTTTTTTGTATTCATAGCTTGTAATTTTATTAGATGCAAATACAAAGTCATTCGCAAATGTACTCCATGATCCGCTTGAGTAAGTCGGTGCTTTAAAAAATTTAGCTATCATCAGATCTCCCCATTAGACAGATTATAATATTGCAGTCTCACGCCTTGAATCGGTGAAGCTACAACAATGTTTTTACCGTATTTTATACGGATCTCATCAAGTGGTGCCGTAGCATCAATAAGCTGATTCTGATCCTCGCCTGTATTATCATTTATAACTTTGAAATCAAGCGTTTTTACTCTTACGGGAAAATTTTCGTGTGCTTTTACAGTAAAGCTTTTAGAAGTACTGCCCAAAGCATAAAGCTGAATATGGGTTGGTGCATTACTCTCAGGCAGATATATTTCCGGTGCTATTTCAAAAGGACAGTACGATGTAAGAATACGATTTGAATTTACAGTCGGAATATCACTTACCAAAATGTTTTGAAGTGAGCCTTTACGCCAGTAAGGAAAATCTGCAACAAAATTAACGTCAAATTTCCATACATGCTTTGCTTTGTCACGTTTGAAAGACGGAAAATCCTGCGGATAACAGTCTATTTCATATCTGTTCTGCTTGCTGTAAACAATAAGCTTTCCTTCAAGCTTCGGGAAAAATATCTCAGTCAGATAATCATGCATGTGATCATCATGTCGACGGTCATTAAAAGCAATACCGCACGGAATTGTTTTTGCACCGAGCTGATGGCTTATAGTTGTCTGACCGTCAGCAAATATATGTCCTTCAGTGGAATGAATACCGGCAGTGCCTGTCATATCAATATATTCAAGCAATAGTTTTCGGTTATCCAACAATAATTTCTGTCCCAACGAGTTTATCCATACTGCTGTTTTTGTTCCACTCATAATATCACCCCAAATCTCTTAAAAGCTTGTTAAGGAGCTGATCATCGCTCATTCCGTTTTGCACAATCTGAATATTGACGGTTTTTGAATTATTACTTACACGCTGATCATAGGTCTGGTTTCCCTGAATAGCCGCCATTCTGTCAGAGAATTGAGATTGTAATGACTGTAAACCTGATATAGCCTGTGCGTTTTTGGTCTGAATAGAACTTGCAGTGCCGTTTATAGCAGCCTTTTGATTTTCGATACTTCGCTCAAAATTCATTTCTGCCTGCTCATTAAGAATCTCTTGTTTTCTACGCTGTAACTCACGTCTTTCAAAGTCAGTCATTTGCTGATATCTCAGCTTTGCATTAATAACGTCAAGCTCCTTCTGACGTTTAGCGTCCTCCTGCTCCTGCTTACGTTTTGCCATAACAGCATCAAGAGCGGCGATCTGTTTATCTGCACTTTCCTTTGCGGCATCCGATTCCGCTTTCAAACTTTCTATTTTAGTGTTGACAAGCCTGTTATAAGCGGCAAGAGCAAGCTTCTGACGCTCGATAAGTGCATCGGCGGCATCCTTTTCAGCTTTGGCGGCTTTGTCTGCGGCTTCCTTTTCCTTTTCTGCTGAGGCAGCGGAAAGCTGTTCCTGTGCTTTATAAAGTCTCAGGCGTACTTCATAACGCTGATCGGCACTCATGGTCTCATGTTCAAGAAGTTTTTCAAGACTGTATATTTCTTCATTAAGCGTGACCTTGCCTAAATTTTTTGCGCGGTCTATTACTCCGAGAGTCGCTTTTATCTGTGCATCGGCAGCCTTTACCGCATCAAAAGCACCTTCTTCATAGCTGTAATCACTGCTGTAGACCTCGCCTTTGTACCGGCTTGTATAAGTTCTTGTCTTTGTGTTCCTGCTTTTTGAAGTACTTGTATCCGCCTTTTTGCTTGTATCGGCCGTTGATGTAAACCCTTTCAGAAGATCATCGGCACTTACGCTGTTGCCCTTGTAATATTTTGCAACATCAGCGGCAAGCTGCTTCTGAAATTCCTCTATATCAAACGAATAAAAGTCATCCTGTGACTTGAAATATCCGCTCCGTACAGCGTTATAATCGGATATTTCTTTTACGTTTGCTCGTCTTACACCGTCAGGTGCAGATTTATCCTTGACCATAAGTATCTGTTCACCGTTTTCAACGGTTGTATAATACTTATCCGAAAGAGCATTGTACTTTTCTTTTGCCGCTGCCATCTTTTCATAAAGATTTTTTTCGATTTCGGCTTTGGCCTCTGCGGCATTGGCAAAGTTACGAAGATCTATGCCGTAATGTTCCTTGTATTTATCCACAAGCTCAGAGCTTGCTTTTGCCGCCGCTTTTACATAACCGTCAGTCATTATTTCCTTTTGTCTGACTGCCTGATTATAACTGTCAACATCATTTTTATAAACCTTTTCAAGAGCTTTGATTATATCGCCCTCGTTTTTCAAACCGTTGCAGTACTCATTCAAAAGGCTGTTAAGCTCCGGATATGCACTTGAGATACTTGAAAGAGTTGAAAGAGATACCTTGCCGGTTTCCTTTATTTCCGCCTGTACTTTTTGTAAGTTCTGTGCAGACCTCTGCACATTGCTCAAAGCACCGGAAACAGCCTTGTCAATATCTTCCTTTGCTTTTTTGGCTTCCTCGCCTGCTTCCTGCATAGCTTCCCTGAGCTTGTCGAGTTCTTCTTTTTCTTCGGAAAACGATAACGACTGGGCTTTTACGGATGATGTAAGGATTTGTACCTTTTCTTTTGTTTTTTCGAAAAAAGGGTTAAGATGATTAAGTCTTTCTTCAAGTTCTTTGTTTTCGTTGACCGTTTCACCCAATGCTTTTTTATTTTCAATTATAGAAGATGTTGCCGCCGATGCTTGGTTAAAATATACGCTCCAAACATGCTTTACATTTTCGAGTGCTTTTTGTTCCTCGTCAAGATTTTTTGTAAGCTTTTGGTTTTTCTCTATCCAATCAGCTTCCTGTGAAGGATCAGACCAATCTATAAGTTCAAACTTTCGTTTGTGCTTTTTCAGTGCTATTTCAGCTTCTTCAACAGCCTTTGTCTGCTCTCTTACTTTTTCAGCATATTCTTCTGCACTTTTACTTGCTTTATCGTATGCTGTATAAGATGCTTTTAATGCATCGGTAGCATTTTCAATCTTTGTCTGTTCTTCAAGCTTTTTGATATATGCTTCGATGTTATGTGTAATATCTTTATAAACACCGTCTTTAGTCAAAAGTGCCTGAGTTGTGACACCGAGTGTTTTTGCAAGTTCATCAGCAACGGAAGTTAGCCTTATTTTTTCATCATCAGTAAGGCTTATTTTATTTCTTAGGGTATCATATTCATTTTGCAGATCTTTCAAGACCTTGCTTTCGTTTCCAAAATCTTCTATATTCTGTTTTGTCTGCTGATAAAGATCACGCAAGGCTTTAAGATAATCCTGCGCTTTGTCTTTAGCGTTTTCGGCAGCATCGGCATTGGAATTTGTCATAACTGCCAAAGTTCCGAAAGCACTGATCAACGACATTACTAATGTGATAACCAGACCTATAACATTTGCACTCTGAGCAGCATTAAGACCTTGCTGAGCAGCAGCTGCACCTTCTGTTGCAGTTGTCAGTCCCTTTAAGGCATTTTTTAGTGCATCTGTATTATGAGTAAGTTCGGATACGATTTTACCTATTGTAAGATTAAGCTTTAGTGTAGCAAGAGCGGTTGCTGCACCTACCACAATAGGAATAACTATTCTCAGATTTTGAATAATACCGTCAAGTGCAGCTATACCATCCTTAGTGATAAGCTTTACCAAATTTCTGATAGGTGTTTCTGCATCATCATATATCTTTAGTTTCAGCTCATCAAGTGCACTGTCAAGAGCTTTCAGGTCACCCGTCAGATTGTTGCTCATTGTCTTTGCGGCATCCTTTGCAGTGCCGTCACAGTCTTCGAGAGCTTTTGAATAATCATTGAATGACATCCCTGCTTTTACAGCCTTATCGGAAAGTCCCTGCATGACCGTCTGAAAACCTGAGTACTGATTTGTTCCTGCAATGACCTTTGACAGATTGTTCTTCTGCTGTTCCGTCAGATCAGCCCATGCACCGATCATCTTATTGAGTATATCGGAAAGGCTGTTCATGTTGCCCTGAGAATCGTATATCTCAACTCCCAGTTCTCCAAGTTCGTCAGCACAATTCTTTGCATTGGTTGCAAGACGAGTCATCAAAGTATTAAGCGTTGTACCTGCCTCGCCGCCCTTTACTCCGGCATTAGCCATTGTCATTAATGCCGCTGTGACTTCCTCAACGGTAAAGCCCATGCTTGCCGCCGTAGCTGCACAGTTCTTATATGCCTCACCGAGCATCTCTGTTGTCGTGTTGCTGTTGTTCTGCGCATACGTCATTATATCAACGAAGTGTGCGGCATCCTCGACTTCAAGACCAAATGCGGTTATGTAATCGGTAACAATATCGCTTGCCCTGCCTAAATCCATGTTGGACGCTGCGGCAAGGTCAAGCACGGCAGGAAGTCCGTCTATGGACTGCTGTGCGCTCCATCCGGCAAGAGCCATGTATTTTAGTGCGTCTGCCGCTTCCGTTGCCGAAAATTTTGTTGTTGACCCGTAAAGCCTTGCGGCTTCTTCAAGTCTTTGAAGTTCTTCGGCAGTTGCTCCGGAAATAGCCGCAACCTCTGACATTGAACTGCTGAACTGTTCGCCGGTCTGAATTATATCTTTTCCGATAGACAAAAACTTTGAACCGAGCTTTTCGAGCGTATCACTTGTAAGATTTGCAAGAGTGGCTTTGAGTACCGTCCATTCCTTATTGTTTCCGGAGATTTCTTTGCTTGTTTCGGAAATGATATTTTTTATAGAAATCTGCTCTGTCCGGAGCTGAGAAAGCTTTAGCTTTTCCTGCTCGATGGTATCGTTAAGCTCTTGTATTTTCTTTTTCTCGTCATCGGTCGCCTTGTCATTGTCTTTTATCTGCTCCTGAAGCTTTTTGAGTTCCCTTTTGGCATCGCTTATAACTTTGTTTGAATCACGCTGTTTATATTGATTGTCAACAAGCTTTTTGTTAAGTTCGTTAAGTTTGTTGATAACTTCATCGGTGCCCTTTTTTAAACCGCTTGTATTTGCATTGAATGATGTTGTAAAGTTCCTTCCGTTTGCCATTTCATCACCGTCCTTTCCGGAAACAGTTCCTTAATCATCATCAAATTCCTGTACAAGCTCCGGGGTTTCCTTCATGCCCCTGACTTCCATGTAATAATCTATACGATCTGCTATTTCCTTGTTGGTACTGCTCCAGTATTCTCTTTCAGGTCTGCCCATAACATCAACATATAATGCCCGCTGATGTCCTTCATTAAAAGCTTTGACAGGCTTTTCTTTATCATCATTTTCCTGTGACTCCGGAATTGAATCAAGTACTGCATCTATAATCTCACGTCTTAAAAGCGGAAGATCTGATGTATTTATAAGCTCTCCAAGCTCGGCAACAGTCGGACGGACATATTCAAAATCACGTCTGTTCACAGCTTTGAAATTCTTTGATACACTGCACATTGCCGCATGTACTAACTGTATAACATCATCAATTCCCCATGATCTGAAATCTGTTTTAAGTATTTCATCAAGCGGCTTATAAAGTATCTCAAGGCATAGTAAAGCATTAAGGGAGTATCTTATACGATACTCCCTGCCTGCAATATGTATTATGCTGTAATGCTTGTCTATATTTTTCAGCATTCAGATTTCTCCCGTCATCAGAAATTTACTATAACATTATGATATGCCACAGCGGATTCACCGGAAGAATCTGTTGCTGTTATCCTGAACCACAGTATAGCTTCCTCATCAGGCGTATATGTATTGCCGGCAACGGGCTCATATGTACCGGGATTATTTGGATCAAGATAATTTGCGACTTCATAAGTATAAGTATATGGTGCATCACCGCCGGTTGCCAAAGCACTTATTGTAATAGTGTTGTTTTTTTCGATATTTCTGCCGCTGACGGATACACCGTCGACTTTGACATCAGAAGTTACTTCTACTTTATAACCGACAAATTCAGGGTTGTTATACCAGTTCCTTATGAAACTCTGACCGGACGGAGAGGAAGGATCAACCTCAACTCGTACAGACTTTATTCCGAGCCTTGTATTCTTGGAATAAGTGCCGTTAAGCGTTGTCATACTGTAAGAAATGCCGCCGCTTTCCTGCTGATTGACACTTTCTTCATGTTTTGCAAACGTAACCTTGAAGAACTTTCTGAGATTGAGCATACCGTTACGCTTTTCAGCGGCAAGTGCAACACAGAAATAAGGCGGTATCTCTTCACCGGTCGAGATAACGGCATTGTCTGTATTTGCGGTCTCATTATAAACATCAACTCTTTCGAGATCTTCAAGATGATGTATTCCTATCTGCAAGGAACCCGGTCCTTCGCTTATTGCATCCTCTATATCTTCACCATCTCCGTAAAGCGGTGTGCTGTTGGTTGGAACATTGTCTCTATATGTGGTAAGACGTTTTGTGAAATCAAGGGGAATGGGGCTATATGTCTCCTCTTCCTCGTTTGTCATTTTCCACATTTTCAGCCATTTGCAATTTTTAAAAGGCCTTTTGTTTCTACTTCTGTTATTCATTTTTATTCCTCCTCGTAATCGTAATCATAATTAAACTCTATCGCTTTGTGATAGTATTTCGGGAAACTATCATCAAACCTGTAATTTCCGCTCATGCGGATAAATCCATTATTTATCAGTAAAGTCGTCAGTTCATGTCCGATATCATCGGCATTCTGACCGCTTCCTGCAACAAGAATATTGATCGTAACATAATATGTCGTGACCATTTCTTCGCCGCATCCACGCAGCTTAGGTACATCATGTGCACTGTAATATATAAAAGCCTGCGGAGCTGGATCCTGCCCGAAATCAGGTGCACCCTCATAAAATGGAACATTCAGTTCCGTCAGCAAACCATTAAGCAAATCCAAAAAGCTCATGTTCCACCTCCTGTCTTGTCAATTACTTCATTAACAGCATCGACCATCAACTGTACATTCTGCTCTAATGTTTCATCAAAGCCTGCACGTATATGTGATAACGGCTGTATAGCACCCTTTTCCTGCACCATGTAAACCGTCTTTCCGGTCTTGCTTTTATAATGCCACCAACGCTTTTTATCTTGCCTCCGGGAACTGCTTTGTCCCGGACGGCCAAATTCATTAGCCATCCCGACAATCAACGGATTGAAGCCTTCATCATCTGTTTCAGAATCATAATAACCGCTTGAAATACCAAGTTCGCTTTTTTTGGTTACATAAACCCGACTGCTTTTTATATGTTTTGCAAGTTTTTTTCCTACCTTACGGCTTAATATAATCCGTCTTTGTGCTTGCTGTATATTTTTGCCTATTTTATGCAGTGCTTTACGCACTGCCTTATTCTGATTCTCATCAAACATATCAAGCTGCTTGATAAGTCCCTGTAAATCCGGTATATCCATCGAAAAAAAATCATCACTCATAAGCTCATCCCCTTGTCAGCATAAGCTTTACATAAAGTTCGTTATAACTTCGACCTGTCATGCTTATCCTGTATTCCTTGCCGTCAACAACACAATGTGTAAAGTTGTCCGTTTCAAACTCTCTGCGCCATAAATGGACAAACAATGACGGAGACAATCCGGATTGTTCGGCGGTTGTCCTAAAGCTCAGGCTGACATCCTCAACAGCTCCCCAAACTCTTTTTTCATAAGTTATTGTCTGCCCGGCTCTGCCGTATTCCTGTGTTCGCTTCTGGAGTGTGACGTGTTTGTTAAACTCAACTCTCGGAATTATAATCGCTCCCCTGACTTAAGCTGTCACGCAGTCTTTCATAATTTTTCTGAAATCTCTCTGCCTGCCCCAGATAATCTATCTGCCATTTCACATACAACTCTACACATTTGATAATAAGTCCACTGTTGGAACCAATATCAGCCGCTGTTACACCTACACGCTGCATATCCTCAATAGCAGATAATATTTCTGGCATAAGCTCATGTTCTATTTCTTCATCAGTGACATGCAGCGTATTCTTTATACGCTGCAATACTCCCTCAATGCACATGCTTTTTCGCCCCTTTTAATCAGGTTGCTTTTGCAAGGCTTACTTTGATGATGCCGCCCTTGACAACAAGACCTGCACCAAAGCTTGCATCACCTCTGACGGATAAAAGTCCCTCTGCAAACTTGTAGTCCTCGCTTGTACTGATCTCCGTACCTCCGAACAAATCAAGCTTGATAGATGCCGGCACGCCGTAGAACATTGTAGGTTTGGTTGCTGTAGTACTTGGATTGGTACCGCCTGTGAGTGCATAGCAGTCAGGATCAATGCAGTACATAACGCTCAGGCCGCCATCTTTGATAATACCGGTGTTCGGATTTGACGGGTTCGGTGTGATCTCATAAACTGCTTTTTTCTCGTTTGTACCACGTACATCTCCGAAAGCTATAAGATCAGCTTTGTTAAGGAAAAGTACACCGTTTCCGATCACTTCATCTTCTGCACCGTAGTTCATGGTTATCTTGCGAAGTGTCTGAGCGTCAATACTGCTCATTATGATTTCATCTGCATACGCCGATGAAAGAGCCGCATCCGTGATTACCTTTGCCGCTTTACGTCTGAGAGCCTTTACAGCAGAAGCCTTTACTTTCTGAGTATAATTAAGCGGCGACTGTCTGCGTATCTGTTTTGAAACATAGCTTATGAGCGAATAGTCGGACGGTGAAATAGTAACATACGCAAATGTCGGCTCTGATGTTGATGCCGCACTGCCCTCAGTATTTGCACTTGCAGAACTGTCAGCGGTCACCAGAGCAACCTTGTCGGCACTCATACCGGTGCAGTCCTCAACTGTTACCATATCAACTATACTTGACACACCGCCGGGAAGGTCGTTTATACCGCTTACCTTTGTAGGTGTTGCAATAGTACCGCCGGAAAGAAGTACCGTGCGCATCTGTACTGCATCCATTGTCATACGGTTAGTGGCAACAAAATCATTTGCTATTCTCTGTTCTGCGTTATCGCCAATCTCCGGCAGCGGCTGATTTGACGGTGAGCCAATAGATCCATTGGCAATCTTGCCAAGAAGGTTTTTTCTGCTTTCTTCTTTGGCAATGATAGCATCACGTTCCTGTATCAGCTCATCAGTTTCTCTGCTAAGTGCTTCAAGATCTGCACCGTCTGTTTCTGCTTCTTCAGCAATAGCTGAAAGTCTTTTCTCAATTTCTTTAAGTCTTTTATGCATTTGATATTCCTCCTGTTTTGGTTTTGATTTTTATTTGAAGTTTAAGTGTTTCCCTCCGGCGCAGCTCCTGCGCAGTCTTTTTGATCTCTCCGTCAATCAGACTTCGGGTATGTATATCTGTAGTATCATTGGCAGGTATCGACACTGCCGATACATCAAATATCTTTTTAATGCCGCTGTAGGTAACTGTACGGGTAACAGCGTCAAAATTCATTTTGTCGGGTATAAAGCTCCACGACATTTTGTCAACCATATCTTTGGCGATCATCTCATAGATCTCCCGACCTCTTTGAGTACGTCCCAGATCAGCGGCAATGAAAAGTCCCTTGTCATCTGTTCTGACGATAAGGGAACCGTTTTTGGCTCTGGCGAAAACATCTCCCGAATGGTCATACTGCATGATAACATCCGAAATGTCAACGCTCTCGAAATTTTCTCTTGTAAACTGTTCATATACAGGACCGCTACAGCTGTCATATAGCTTATAGCGCTTATAATTGGCAGCATAACCCTCGACATAGTATTCTGTGTCGATAAGTTTTTCATTCTGCGGTTCGGCACTCATACTCATACTGCGATACTGTCTTTCCGTCTTTACAGGCATTCAGTCACTCCTTTCATAAATATTTCACGCACTTTTTAAGTGCAGTTATCGCCTTGTTTATATGCTTGTAAACCGTTGTCGGTCTGATGCCGAGTTCGGCGGCTATATCCTCAACGCTCATTTTCTGATACACACGCATTGTAAGGCAGTCTTTTTGTCTGTCTGTAAGCTCCGTATCTATGCTGATAACAATAAGCTTTTTCATTCGATTTCTGATATTGCTGTTGTTTCTGCCTCCCTGAGAAGAAACGTAAGAACAAAAATCTATCAAATCCTGTGTACAGGCACGGCTTTTATCTGACAAACTCAACATCCTTTCTCCGTGCTTTTCTCATAAGCTCAGCGGCTGTTTCCATACAGTCATGATACATCGAAAGCAGTATATCTATCCTGTTCTTGATAGATGTAATTTCTGACGGCGGAGCTGTTTCCTGCTGAGTTTTAAGCTCGTTTATGCGTTCCTTTATCTTTTTTCCTTCATCCGAATACTCCTTTGACCACTCACTGTATTTCATTATCACTCCATCCTTTTTTATTTGTTTTTTGATCATTCCGTAAAGTAGTAATAGCCCGAAAGAGCTTCCGTGCTGAAAAGCATAGTTTCAGTAAGGCTCATGGTCTGCCCTCCTTTTTTTATCGTGCATGTTTTGATTTTTCATGCATTAAAAAAGCACCCTGCAAAACGCAAAGTGCCGATTTTTTAAATTTTAAAGGACATTTTTGCAGAAATTCTGCAAATTTGAAGAATAAGAGCAACAATTTCAATGTTTTTGCAAACTTTTTGAAGAATTAGAGAAACTGTTATTCAACTATTTTCCAATCTTCTGAAAGCATATCCGCAGGTTTATTGCCGCTGTCGGCTTTGACTTGCTGTTTGTTCATCTTCGATTCTCCTTCCGGGCATAGAAAAACCGCCTTGATTCAAGGCGGCTATCATATTCAATTCGTTATCGCTGAGTTCCCACAGTTCCGCTTTCTCCCGTTCCGCTTTCTCCCGTTCCGCTTTCTCCCGTTCCGCTTTCTCCCGTTCCGCTTTCAATCTGTCGGAAATAAGCAGTCCGCATCCGAAAATAGACTTTTTGGCTTTTCTTTGAGAATCCAATGATGAAATGCGGACGCTTTCATCTCTTGTAATAACAAAATCAATGCCGTATTTGCTGTACGGATAGACAGCGGCAGAGCTTACCACACTCAGGGGATATGAGTATTTCGGAAGCTGTTTTTTCTGCTTCTGTCTGTTTCTGACGTTAGCTTCCTGTACAGCTTTGTATAGCGTCGGCGATGTTCGCATCCTGATATTTTCAGGCTCTAAGTTGGTTATAAAGCTTGTTGCTATCGTTGCGCCGTTTTCATATGTGATATCAACCCCGACCACTAAGGCTGTGCATCTGTCCGAGTATCCTACTAAGCCGGACAGTGTAGGCGAAAACAGAAAGAACCGGATACCGTGTTCGATGTAAAAGCTGATAATTTGCGACAAAATAGAAAACGGCGGATTGTCAACTGCAACCCTGCCGTTATAATCAAAATGTTCATAATCTCCGCCGGGATAAAACGGACGGCAGAAATCAGCCTTGTTCAAGCCGTAGGTTTCGGACACCCAATCCGCCACAGCATCATAAACAAGAGGCGGTGTATAGCAGTCGTCCGTTGTTTTCTTCGGCTTGAACTTTTCAACAAAGCCCTCATAATCGTTGAAAAGCTCCTTGTTCTGACTTGTTATTAACATTATCTCACCTCAAACAATTTCAACTATCATCTGATAGCTGAAACTTGACCTCTCCTGCCTGCCACTTTTTGCGGTATTCGTTCAGGCTTAATCTGTTTGCTCCCCCTGCATAATCAGGTTTTTCAAACTGAAGGGGATCATCTTCCCACCCGCAAACTTCGCAAACCTCATAACCGTTAACTTCTTCATACTCAAATTGACCGCAACACGGGCAGTGCAAATCTGTTCTTTCGAATCTATCCATCACTTTTTTCTCCTTCATTTTTCATTTCTTTCTTGAAGTATCGTAGACTGGCATCCTCTTTTCTCAATTATACCACCCCTGCCGGACTTGTCAACAGGCTCTGTGCTGCTATCCGGCAGCGGGTCAAGCTCCGTACCTTCATAGCTGTCAACGGGACGGTATTCGCCTCTGATAAAGTGTCTGTCACCGTTTTCGATAGGCGGAAGATTGAATACCTCTCTGTCCTCATTGATGCTTGTGCGCCCTCTGTCGCCCATCTGTACGACATAATTGATCTTATCCGATATGCTCGCATACTGTAAGCGGTTAGAACTGAAAAATATCTGATTGCCGAATGCCTTTTCACGTTCTGAAAAGGTCATGTTTGTATGTACAAGACCAATCTCAAGTGCAAAAGGCTCAATTTTGCCCTCATAATATGCATTCCATTCATCCGGAGTGAACTTGTTCTGTAAAATATGCTCGTTCGTGCCGAAATAGTTGAATACATTCTGCTTAATGTACTCCATCTGACTTGGATTGATGATATACGGTTTGCTGTCTATCTGCTTGACATCCTGATACTTCTGATCTATCAGGAATACACCCGCAGTGTTGCTTATGCCGAGATTGATTTCCTTCAAACGTTCCTGTTCTTCTTTGACATCCTTCGGTTTCAGTGAGTTTGCAAGCTTGGCAATGAAGCGGATAACGGCACTGTTTTTTATACCGTTGATAATTCCCTGATTCTGAGCGTCAATAAGTTCAAGAGTAGGACGCAGACACAGGTTTGATTCTCCCCAGAATTCAGATTTATATTGAAACTGATTTATTAAACCGCATCTTGAAAACTCCACTGCAAAAAATTCACCATTGCCCATGTCATAACGCACATAAGTAAAACCGCCATGATCTACAAGCTCCATTTTACCTACAATCAGCGGATAAAAGCCCTTGATTTCGTCAAATTCTATCAGCGGTGCAATTACTGCATTATTGTCCGTCATATAAGCTGTAGCAAGCCTGTAAAGATACTTTTTTGTATCCATCAGTGGATTGGGTTTGAATTGTAAAACTCTCTCCAGACCGGGCGCAGCATTGCCGATAACTTCGGGTTTAAGCTTACTGCAATGTGTAGCAAAACAGTGTATTGCTGCCCTTGTAAGTTCCATCTCATATATGCCGCCTGCGTATGTACTGTAAACCGGCTGATAGGTAGATATCACAGCAAAATAATTTTTTAGTGCATCTTCTATTTTTTTATCTTTAAATCTACTCATCCATTTCATCCATTTCATCTGCTCCCTTGTTCATGTTTATGTAATTATCCTTTTCGTTCTGCAATACTACATAAGCGCACAAAAGGGATATTGAACCGTCAATGCGCTGAGTTCTGTCAATGCCCTTTACCGGCTGAATATTTCCGTTGACATCTGTTTTTACCTTTGTATTGTAAAGACACCATTGATCTATAGGATTATCGTTATATACAACTTTGTGTGCCTCAAAGTCAGCTTTCATGTCTTTCATGGGCTGACTCAGCGTAAATGTTCCCTGACGTATCGGGATCATTGACTTTTCACCGAAATTTGCTTGGAAATCTCTTAACAGGCTGTCATCAATATGCCACGGATCATATCCTATCCAAAGCACATAAAGATCTTCTTTATCCCTGAGCTCCAAAAACCAGTCAAGAAATACACGCTTGTCAACTCTGTTTCCGGGAACTGCTCTCATAAATCCTCTTGATATCCATTCATCATAAGGAACTTTATCACGGCCTTCTCTGTCTCCGTTTCTTTCCTGCTCATCAATAACTTTCTGAGGTATCCAGTACATAGAAAGTACATAGATCTTATCATCATCCGGACGCATACAAATAGCCTTTGCACTGTTGAGGTCAACACTGTCAGCTGCATCCATTCCACCGATACAGTAATCAAAATCGGCAGTATTCCATGTTTCTGTATTAACGATATCCTCCCATTTGAGCCATGCAGATACAGAAGTCTGAGGAATATTGAAGTCCTTGACAAGTACTGTCGGCTTGAAGCTCTGATCGTCCTTTGCTTTCTGTACGAACTGCCGGAGCATATCAATTTTCTTTATCGTGCCAAGTCCGGGATTCGCCTTTATCCAGCAGTTCTCATCCGTCCATTCTTCCGCACTGTCAAGCTCATAGATAAAAGGCAGGAAATGTTCATTTTCGGCAGGGTCTTTCGGGTCAAGTATCTTTGATGCATATTCATACTGCTTGTCAAAAATACCTCCCCTTACAAAGCCGTTTGTTGTAATGGTAAATAACAGCGGCTGAGAACGTGCAGACATGCCCTGTATTGCAAGATCGTAAGTATCACGGTTTGTAATAGCTGCCAACTCATCCACAACAGCACAATGTACATCCAGACCGTCAAGATGCTTTGTATCACTTGATAGAGTCATAATATATCCCATGTTAGCATTACAGTAGAGGTCACTCTTGCGTTTACGGATACGCTTGTAGAGTGTAGGACTTTGTTTTATCATTCTCATACACGCATTAAAACCTAACATAGCCTGATCTCTCGCTGTAGCCAAATTGTAAACCTGAGGAGCACCCTCACCGTCTGCTAACAGCATAAATGTTTCAAGAGCCGCTATTTCCGTTGTCTTGCCGTTCTTACGCCCTTCAACGATCAGGCACTCATTATATTGCCTGATACCGTTATCATCAACAAAGCCGAACAATGCCTGTAATCGTGCCTTCTGAAATAATTCCAATTTCAGCGGTACACCGATCATTCCTGTCGGCTGCTTGCAAAACAATTCGATAAACTCTATAGGAGCATTTGCATAACATTGATCAAAATGATATTTTTCAGGTTTGGCAAACTGTTTAAGAAGAATATCTGATACCTGCTTCATTTTTTCACACGCTGTTATTCTGCCGTCATATACAGCAGTAAAGTATTCTTCAAATGCTGTCATTCGGGCACCTTCCTTTTGTTCTTCATATATTCGTCGAATGCATCTTGCTCATTTTTTGGTTCCGGAAGGTTATCCGTAATTTGCCGCATCAGCATAGAATAATTTTTGATGAGCTGATTATATGTATCACCCTCCGAAGATTTTTTAAGTCCCTTCTGATTGGCTCCGTTCTGATATTCTTCAACCCAACCTTTTTCTTTTATGATGTCCTGCAGCTTGATAAGCTCACCGTGAATAAATTCTGCCTTGCGTATAAGATTTGTCAGCAGCTCTTTTTTGGCTCCGTCCGGCATGGCATTTACAGCCCTCTTTGTTTTTGCAAATCCACTCATGTTTTATCACCTTCCTTTTACTCCTGCCTACACCCCCTATATAAACCAAAAGAGAGGAAGAAAGACCTCCCCTCTTACGG